AACCGATTCAATAGAAAAAAACAAATGGCGTATTGAAAACCGAGAACAACGAAGAGAACAAAGAAAAAAAGAACTTAAAGAACTTATGGAAAAAGAAAAAACAATGAGCAACAATAAACAAAGTAGCGTGGATTGGTTCTTAGATGAATTGATAAAAGAGGGTTATATTAAAAGATTACCCGTGACACAACTTCAACAAGCTAAAGAAATGGAAATTATGGGTATGGAAATGTTTTACTCCGATGGATATCGGGAAGGTTACAAAAGAGCATTGGAATTAATTGAATGGAAAATACAAAATGAATTAAAAGACAAATGAAAAGATTAGACATTAACCAACGCAAACAACTTGTCGCATTGCTTGTGCATCATATGATGTACTCCGACGATAAGTATGCTCACATCCTTACTATATTAGATAGATGGGAGAGTGAGACCCCAAGCCAGGGATTTGATTTCACACTTGATGAACTCAAAGAACAAAAAACAGTTGTAAGAAACAGAAAGAAGTAATATATTTGTGCATGCCATTAATGACAATAGTCTTTGTTGAGAACACAATAACGTGGACATCAACAGCAGTAACTGACACAATATATAGATATTACTATGTTTACAAAGATTTATATGAAGAAGATTAAAGAAGTATGGACTCGTGTCGAAAAGGTTGCAGAAACGTATCCTTTCGCGGCATCTATTGTAATAACAATTACAGGATGGTTACTGCTTATCTTTATTCTATTGTATAGGCTTTCTTAATTACTTAAAATAAAAATTATGATATTAAAAATTAACGAGGACCTACAGTTGGTTCGCCACAGAGACATGACCAAAGCATTTTGGACATCGGTATTAATTAACTTTCTATTGGGTGCGGCTTTAATCTACTACACTCAACTGCCTGAAAAGATTTTGTACATCACTAACACCAAAGTTGTTACTGGGGCCTCAGAGCAAGACGTAAAGTTAACTGACTCTGGCATTACAGCTGAGTTAACAAACAGCGGAGCAGTACTTGCAGCAATGGCATGTGCACAATCTAAGATAGAAAGTAATCACGGCAAATCAAATGTAGGACAGCAGGCAAAAAATTTATTTGGAATTACCTACCACAATTGTAAATTTGTAGCCGGCAAGCATGGAGTGTACGCCAAATACAATTCTTATAGGGATTGTATCAAGTGTTACATTCACATACAAAATCGTTATCTCAAAAAGATTGATGGTTCGTATGCTGCTGACCCTAGTTATGTACAAACCCTAAAATCAATCAAATGAATATCATGATCAAAAGTACGTATGATTGGTTGTTTCACTACAACCCATACAGCCAACTGTGGAACATGTTTCACCGTGAAGACACCGTTGCTTATTGGAACGGAGAGGAGTTTAAACACCCTCACATCAAGAGTTCATCATTGGATACACTCAAACACATCCTTGATAAAACAAACGGACTAGAAGATAAAATAATCGAATACCTAAAAGAAAACTCATGAACAACAACAACAAACTAGTAGAAAAAGAAAAGCTCAGCGAGAACACAGAGAATGCATTTGCAGAATTGGTTAAGTCAATCGCAACATACAGAAAAGAAAACTTGATTGCCATTGTATCTAAGTATGACCAAGAGCATTTGACTCGTGAAGAACTAGTTAATTTATTAGTAGCAGAAATCACAAGAATTTAATCAAAATTAAAATTAAAAACAATTTATTTATTAAAAAAAGTTTATGGATAATCATATAATAATTGAGAGACGTAATCGTTACAACGATATCATTCGTTTCGAGAAAGAAGGAAGTACGGTTAAGATGACAGGTATGCTTGACATGGGTATGCGTTATGGTTTTGCTAACGATTACGACACAGCCTACATTGTTTACATGACCAACGAGTCAGAGAAAGACAAGGAACTTACTCGTGATGAGTTTGACAGAAAGATGGAAGTAGACTATGATTTCTTTAATCGATACTCCAAGCATGTCAAGTCTAAGGATGATGTGATTGAATTCGTAGACCCAAGTGGAGGACCATACATTTCATTGGGTTCTAATCTTGCCTACTACTTTCAATGTGAGGATAACATGATCGTAAACAAAATAAATATAAAAGACAATGAGGTTACGTTTACTATTGATTAGAATAAAGAACTTTTGGTCTGACTTCGCACCCTGTATTGTAGACTTTACAATCATTGGGCTATTGGGATTCTGGATATACTGGACAAGATGGAGAAAGTAAGAAAACAAAAATCAAAACACCAAACAACCATCAGTATCCCTAATGGATTGTACGATCAACTGCATCAAATTGCACATAAATTTGATTTCAGGGATGTGGATGTTTTGGTTTCTGATTTGATTTACTACTACTGCATCAAGCACAGAGTTAGATTATCTAGAAAGGCATTCGCAAAAAGAAAGCCTAACAAGTTACTCAATGTTACAATGACCCGAAGAAACTCAACAACACTGGCTGCATATGCCAACACCATTGGGGTTGACTACAATACAATTATGAATCAAATCATCAAATCATCAATTGGAAAATTAAAAGAAAAGCAAACTAAAAATGAAGAAAGTAGCAGCGATATACACGAGAGTGTCGCACGTTGACCAAGTTGAAGACGGCTCATCGTTAGACAATCAGTTAGAAAAACTCAATGCGTTCTGTAAGATGAACGACTACGAAATTCGTTATCAATTCTCAGACCCAGGCGTATCAGGTAAAAGATTTGAGAATCGCCCTGAGTTCATGAAGATGATTAAGTTGGCTGAACAAAAGAAGATTGATGTGGTTGCTGTGTATAGCCTATCGCGATTCGGTAGGAATCTAAAAGATACCCTCAAGTGGATTGACTTCCTCGAAAAGAAAGACGTAGCATTCTATACGCAGGACTTTCAAGTAGATACCCGTACCTCTCACGGTAAACTTATGCTTCAGATGATTGCAGCGTTTGCTGAGTTTGAATCCAATCAAAGAGGAGAACTAATCACAAGTGTTATGTCACACCTCAAGAAAGAACGCAAGGTTTATTGTGGCGTTACCCCATTGGGCTTTCATAAAGTTGAAGGGAAACTAATACCTGATGATAGTGAGATGAAGATAGTAAAGACGGTTTACGATTTAAGGGAGGGAGGCCTCACTTTCAAAGACATAGCCCGTGAGTTAAACAAACAAGGAGTCAAGGGCAAGAAGGGTGGCAGAATAGAATCAACAACAATAACCAAAATACTAAACAACACAATATATGAAGGACTCATTTGAATGGGAAAAGATATTAATCTACACTCCCAGTGGATTTATTTTTGAGATAACCGATGATGATTATCTACGCTATCGTACTGATATGCTATCAGATATAGTCAGCGACAAAATGGTTTATGACGATTCGGCTAGTTATGAAAAAGCATCAGAAGTAATTAGAAAATCTACTTGGACAGAGTTATCAAAATACATTACCTTTGTAGACTTCCTCGAAACGAGTTCATCAGATATCCTGCAAGAAAGCATGATTAAACGAGTACCTGAACTTGACAAGGAGAAACACAGAACATCTATTGTTGACAAAAGAAAAAAGTTTAAAGACCTATTAACCTAAAGCATGAAAGCAAGAATCGTGAAAGCCACCGTAAACGGAGCATTTGTTTGGCGGGTTTATTTTGAACAAGAATTGGTGTGCAGTTTTGAAAAAGAAATATGGGCGAAGAGATTTGCTGATTACCTTAATGATACCTTTTAAACAATGAGCAAGATAAAACAAACTAAAATACCAATGACATTGATGAAAGATAATGTCTTGAAGATTGCTATCGAGCAAGAAGTAATTGAAAACGAATTTAATTGGAAGTTAGTCCGTGAACATGACGGTCTCACCAAAAAGTCAAAAGATATCATGTGGCTTGAATGGAACGAAGACCGTCGGGGCAAGGACAGACACAGCGAGCCTGAGGTTGGACGTTCTTTGCTGATGTCACCCTTCAATGATTTTTTTACTTGGATGACTACAGATATCACAGAGATACTCGAACAAGAAGATAATTACATTAAGTTTAAAACCCGTAATAGCACATACGAATTATGGCACAAGGACAACTAATATTTGACTTAAACGAAGAAAGATCAGACTTTGAACTGGCTGTTAACGCATTTAAATGGTATTCAGTATGTTGGGAGTTGGACCAAGAACTTAGAAGACGTACTAAGTATGCATCCGATGAAGATGACGAGAAGGTAGTAGAAGCTCTGTATAAACTAAGAGATGACTTTAGAGACATTATGACTAACAACGGAGTGAGTTTCGATTAAACCAAAAACTAATTAAAATGAAAAACGAAGACTATCAAATTATTAAATTAATCCTGAAGGGATTGATTGAGAAAGAAACAAAAGGAGAGTGGTCTCACTTGGATGACCTGTTTTATTCTTTGTCTGAAAAGATAGAGGAATCTGAGACCTTAACCAAAAGATTTCAGCCACCAACAATGGAAGAGATTGCGCTGTATCTCAACTCATTAAACGTACTAAACTACCAACAAGAAGCAGAGAAGTTTTGGAACTTCTATGAATCAAAAGGATGGATGATTGGGAAGAACAAAATGAAAAGCTGGAAAGCAGCAATCAAAACTTGGAAGTTTCCCGTAAGAGGACAACGCGAATTCATAATATAAATTATGAGTTACCAATCTGAATTAACAAAAGCCGGCATTGATACTAAAGGACACTTCAGTGGAATCATCAAGACACAGTGTCCTTGGTGTGCCCACACAAGAAAGAAAGCCTCAGACCCATCACTCTCTGTAAACATAGACGAGGGACTATTCAAGTGTCACCATTGCCAAAAGAAAGGTTCTGTAGCTAATGTAAAGCAATACACCAAGCCCGAACCCAAGAAAGATGCACCCGATAGCAGAGTGACTAAATACTTCGAGTCCAGAGGCATTTCGCAGGAAACTGTAGATGCCTTTGGTGTCTCGATGTCAGTTGAGTGGATGCCACAAGATGAGCAGAAACACAAGGTCATTTGCTTTAATTACTATGACGGAGACGAATTAGTAAATATAAAATTCAAAACGTCAGACAAGAAGTTCAAGATGGTTAGTGGAGCAAAGAAAATCCCCTACAATCTAAATGGAATCAAAGACAGCAGTGAGATTATTATCTGTGAAGGAGAAGAAGAAGCAATGGTTTGGTATCAAGCAGGATACCCATTCGCTGTCTCTTGTCCCAACGGAGCAAGCAAAGGAGTTAACAATTTACAATGGTTAGATGATACGTATTCTCATTTCGAAAACAAAAAGATTATTATTGCGGCTGACAATGATACTCCGGGACAAAAACTCAAGGAAGACCTTGCGAGACGATTTGATCAATCAAATGTTTTTATAATTCAGTTCCCTGAAGATGCTAAGGATGCCAATGATGTACTCAAGGCACATGGAGTAGAAGCCATTAAGAAGTTATATTCTGAGGCCCAACCCATCCCAATTAAGGAGATAGCACGCTCGTCTGATTATATTCAGCAAGTTGTTGACTTCTCAAAGAGCGGCTACCCAAGAGGTGAAACTGTCGCTATGACTCAGACAGACAAGCACTTGACTTGGAACAAGGGTGAACTCGTAGTACTTACGGGCGTTCCAGGTTCAGGTAAGAGCACTTGGTTGGACTACATGTACGCACGTCTTGCGATTATATCTGATTGGAAGTTTGCAATCTTCTCACCTGAGAACGTAGCACCTCTCAAACTTTCTCGTATGGCTGAACAAATCTCAGGTAAAGCGTTGTCAACTATGACACCCGAAGAGATTAAGGTTATCATGGCTAAGTTGGACAAGCACTTCTTCTTCTTTAACGTAGAAGAGATGGAAGAGTTTAGCCTCAATCACATATTAGACTTGACCGTTACGATGATTAAGCGATACGGGATTGATTGTTTGTGTATTGACCCGTTCAACTACATCGACACTCAAAGCAAAGAAGAGAGTGCCCACGAAAGAATCGGTGAGATGCTTCGTAAGATGAAAAAGACAGCACTCAAATACAACATCAACATCACACTGGCTGCTCACCCTCGCAAGATGGAGAAGAGCAACGGTCAGTATGCTGTACCGAGGCTGTATGATATTGCACAGAGTTCTCACTTCTTCAATGCTCCTGATGTGGGTATTGCAATACATAGAGATTACACAGACCAAGCACAAGACCACACTGTGTCGTTACATGTACAGAAGATGAAGTATCACTTCAGGGGACAACTTGGTTCAGTAGAATACAATTTTGATAAATTAACAGGACGCTATTCGGAAGATGGTAGATTTGAACGACTACTTGATATCCTTTATTCACAAAGCTATTTAACATTCGATGAGAACAGTAATCTATGATATTGAAACAATGAGGAACTTCTTCTCCTATACGGATATAGAAGAGGATTCTGAGACCCCAGTCGTATTCACAATCTCGCCTTGGAATAACGATGCAGAAAAGTTGGTTGAGTATCTCGATCAGCCAATGACAATGGTTGGCTTTAATAACGTAGGATTTGATGCTGTTGTGTTGGACCACATCGTTGACAACCTTGACAGATACAAGGACATGCCGGGTCACAATGTAGCATATTCGATTTACATATTCGTGCAACAGTTTATCACAAAGGAAGATAACGAGAAGCCACGAACTAAGATGAAGAATCAACTCGACCTTTACTTAATTAATCACTACAACAACAAGGCTAGACGTACCTCGCTCAAGTCCTTACAGGTTGCTATGGGTTGGTACAACGTACAAGAGATGCCCATCAGCCACGAGCAGGAGATTACCGAAGACCAAGTTGAATCTGTTTTGTCTTACAACTTAAACGATGTTCTTTCTACTCGTAAGTTCTACTTCCTTTGTAGTGAGAAGATAGAGTTTCGTCGTGCATTCTCAAAGATGTACAAAGCTAACTTCTTGAACAGACCCGATGTTTCAATAGGAGAAGAAATCTTCCTACGATACATCAAGGCAGCCAGTGGATTAGATAAGAAAGACTTGAAAGAAAAAGTTCGCTATGACAAGGCTGTTTACTTAGAAGATTGTGTTATTCCTTACATCAAGTTTCAGAATAAAGAATTCAAATACCTATTAGATTCAATTAAGAGAACCGTAGTAACCGAGGATACAAAGTTCAAACACACGGTAATATTCAAGGGCTTTCACTTTCACTACGGAGTAGGCGGCATTCACGGATGTATTCCTGCGGGTAAATACGAAGCCGATGATGAGTATGAAATTATTGACTTTGACGTAAAGTCTTACTACCCAAACATCGCCATCACAAATAACTTTCACCCCAAACATATTCCTCAAGAAGTATTCATTGATACTTACAAAAGAATATTCGATGACCGAGTAGAGGCGCAGAAAGCGGGAGATGATGTTGTTCAAGCAGGATTAAAACTTGCACTGAATGGAATCTTTGGAAAGACAGGAGAATCAACAAGTGCTTTCTTTGATAGGTATTATTTCTATCGGATTACAGTTAACGGACAACTCTTACTTACAATGTTGGCTGAGGCATACATGACAAACGTAAAGAATGTTCAACTGTTACAGATCAATACAGATGGTCTCACAGTAAGAGTACACAAGAACAGCATCGCAAGAATCGAGGAGATAAATCAGCGATTCATGAAACTCACGGGGTTGATTCTTGAAGACAGCAAGTATAAACAAATGGTCATACGAGATGTTAATAACTATTTAGCCGAGTCAGTTGAAGGCAAGGTCAAGAAAAAAGGCATCTTTGAAACAGAAAAAGACTGGCATAAAGACAACTCTTACCTGATTGTACCAAAGGCGTTAGAGAAGTATTTCGTATCTAAAATTCCAATAAAAAATACTATCTTTGATGCACGTAACATTTATGATTTTTTCGGAAGATATAAGGCGACTAGGGGTTGGCACGCAGAAGTCCACACGGTTGAGGAAGGCAAAAAGGTTATCAAGAATCTTGGCAAAGTTATGCGGTTTCTTCCGACTACAACGGGTGATTCCGTGTTCAAACAAAATGTTGACGGACGACTCAATAGCCTTTTGGCAGGAGGATTTGCACGAGAGTGTAACTACTTCGAAGAGAAAGAAAACTGGGAAGATTACCAAATAGATTATCATTTCTTCGGTATCGAATGCAAAAAGATTATTGATGAAATTGAACCACAACAACTAACACTTTTTTAACACTTTTTTAATTATTAACTTATGAATACGGAACATAAAATATTATCGGACATTACAGTTTGGATGAAATATGCCAAGTACAATCCAGAAAAACAAAGAAGAGAGACTTGGAAAGAGCTCGTGGACAGAAACAAAGAAATGCACTTGCGCAAGTTTCCCGAACACACGGAAACAATTGAAAGGGCATATCAGTATGTTTACGATAAAAAGATACTTCCTTCTATGCGGTCACTTCAATTTGGTGGAAAGCCAATCGAATTAAATAACACAAGACTATTCAACTGTTCTTATTTGCCAATAGACGATTACAGAGCGTTCAACGAAACGATGTTCCTACTATTGAGTGGAACAGGAGTTGGGTACTCAGTACAAAAGCACGACATTGACAAACTTCCCGCAGTCAAAAGAGCAGAAAAGACCCGTAGATATTTGGTGGGCGATTCTCTTGAGGGTTGGGCAGATGCAGTAAAAGTATTGGTTAAGGCTTACTTTGGACAGAGTGGTTGGAAGCCTAACTTTGATTACCGTTCTATCCGCGCAAAGGGAGAACCAATTAAAACAGGTGGAGGAATCGCTCCTGGTCCTGAGCCGTTGAAGATGTGCTTAGTTCACATTGAGGCTATATTTGACCGCAAGCAAGACGGAGAAAGATTGACCTCTGTAGATTGTCACGATATCCTTTGTCACATTGCTGATGCTGTATTGAGCGGTGGTATTCGTAGATCTGCAATGATTGCCTTGTTTGATTATAATGATGAGGATATGTTGACCTGCAAGTTTGGTAATTGGTGGGAGTTGAATCCTCAGCGTGGTCGTGCTAACAACAGCGCAGTCATTGAGAGAAACGGAGTAGTTGATAAGGAGTCTTTCTTAAATCTTTGGAAAAAGGTTGAGTTGAGTAATAGTGGTGAGCCTGGGTTTTACTTTTCTAACGATGTAAATATGGGAACTAACCCTTGTTGTGAGATTGCACTTCAACCGTTTCAGTTTTGTAACTTGGTGGAAGTAAACGCCTCTGACATTGTTGATCAAGATGATTTGAATACTCGTGTTCATCACGCTGCTGTCATTGGTACTCTTCAGGCATCATACACTGATTTTCATTACTTGCGTTCAGTTTGGCAAAAGACTACTGAGAAAGAAGCGTTACTTGGAATTGGTATGACAGGTATTGCTAGTGGGGCAGTTATGAAATTAGATTTGGGTGAGGCCGCAGGATTTGCTGCTGTAGCAAACGAGTGGTTCGCCAATAAGATTGGAATCAACTCTGCCGCTCGTATTACTTGCGTGAAACCATCGGGAACTTCTTCTTTGGTACTCGGTACATCATCGGGTGTACATGCTTGGCATGATGAGTATTACATTCGTAGAATACGTGTAGGTAAAAACGAGGCGATATACACATACCTTTCTCTTTACCATCCTGAACTTCTTGAGGACGATGTTATGAAGCCTCAATCTCAATCGGTTATTTCTATTCCTGTGGCTGCACCAAAGGGAGCAATCACAAGAGGGTCTGAGACCGCCCTGTCATTTTTGGAAAGGGTGAAGTACTTACACGAGAATTGGATTAATCCAGGACACAAGAAAGGAAACAATACACACAACGTAAGTGCAACTGTAACCATCAAGCAAGATGAGTGGGCAGAAGTAGGCGAGTGGTTGTGGGAGAATCAAAACTTCTACAACGGTCTTTCTTTTCTTCCTGAGGATTTGGGTTCATACCAACAGACTCCATTTGAGACGATTACTGAGGAACAATACACAACATTAAGCAAGGGACTATCTGAACTTAATGTCGCAAATATTGTAGAAATTAGCGACAACACAAAGCTCAATGACCAAGCCGCTTGTGGTGGTGCGGGATGCGAGGTGTCGTAAGTCCAGTTTTTATGTAAATTTACTGGACACAATTCGGTAATTATCCGAGAAGACCCACATTATTTGACAGTAGTGTGGGTTTTTGTTTATAGTAGATATGTAAGTATAAACCTTATATTTGCACTATGAAAAGAACAATATTTATCGCAATGTGCATTACGGTAATTTCGTGTGGCACTCCGAAGAAAAGATATGACCGTTTGATACGCAAATATCCGTATTTAGTCGAAACCGATACGGTAATCGTAAAGGATACAATCATCAGAGAAGTTAAAGTACCGGTGCCTGAGTATAAAGATTCATTTATAATTGAACACGATACTATTATTGAGACCGAAAAATTGATCATCGAAAGGAGAGGTGATTTCTTCGGAGTAACAGTTAAGCCCGATACCATAACTTACAGAGATACAATACCTTACGAGGTAAAGGTTCCAGGAAGAATTCACACCAAAGAAATCATCAATTGGTGGTACTTGGTTATTTCGTTTTTAATTGGTATCATTGCAACCATATTCATAAAGAAATGAAAAGCACAAAGCAAGATATAGTATTGAGCTATATCGCACAATTTCCTGACTTGCCAAACAGAACATTGGCAAGTATGATTTTTACACGAGAGGAAGGATTATTTGCTGACGTTGAAATGGCACGCTCAACAATTCGATATTATAAAGGAGCCAGCGGAAAAGACCACCTAAAAAATGTAATTTCTGCCGGGCATGTCACTGAAATACAACACTCAACTGTAAAAGAGGGATTAGCAAAACTGAACATCGTATCTAAGGCTGAAAACATGGAGCCTGTGAATTTAGGTAAGGGAAAGTATCTGATTCTTTCTGATATCCACTTGCCCTTCCATGACGAAGATGCACTTGCTGCTGCTTTGGAATATGGGGTGTCTCATGAAGTAGATACAATTATTCTTAATGGTGATATCTTGGATTGTTACGATGTATCTCGTTTCTCTAAGGAGATTCGGAGACCCAAGATTTCAGAAGAATTAGAAATGGGAAGAAACTTCTTTCAATACCTGAGAGAGCTGTTCCCAACACAAGCCATTTTCTACAAGATAGGAAACCACGAGGAGCGCATGCGTGCCTATGTGTTGAGAAATGCACGAGAGCTGGCTGATTTAAATGACATCAGTTTGGAGTCATTGTTGCGATTAGAGGAATACAGAATCATTCCTGTGAATAGAGAGATGATTAATTTAGGCAAATTAACAGTCCTTCATGGGCACGAGTTGGGAGAGAGTGTATTCTCACCCGTAAACCCTGCTCGTGGTATGTTCCTGAAAGCAAAAGCGTCAACAATAGTGGGTCATTACCACCAAGTTTCTCACCACTCTGAAAGTAACCTACGAGGTGAGCAGGTTGGAGTTTGGTCAATGGGTTGTCTTTGTAATTTGAGTCCCGACTATCGCCCCTATGCTTTCACTAAATGGGCAAACGGATTCGCGTATGTAACCGTAAACGAAGACCTTTCTTTTCACGTAGAAAACTTTAAGATTATCAACGGCAAAATTTTGTAATATGAAAGACAACATTAACCCATCACACTATAGACAAGGCAAAATCGAGGCAATCGATGCAATTGAAGCCGCCACAGTTAATAAAAAAGGATTGGATGCGGTGTGCACCGCTAACATTCTTAAATACATTTGGCGGTTTGAGGAAAAAGGTGGACTTGAAGATTTGAAAAAAGCCCAATGGTATTTGAGTAAAATGATTCAACACAACTCATCAAACGAAGAGTTTGTTCACCCCGACTCGGCATATGCACAACCTCCAGCATGGTCTAAGTTATGAAACTCTACGTCTATTGGACATACACAAGACCCGAAGATAGATTAGTTGCTACTGAGGTCTTGGAGTATGCTAGAAAGAAGCCTAAACTTGACACTCCTACTTATCACATAGGAGGATTGGGACACAAAGAAGATTTGTTTACCCACTTTCTTGATAGAGAGGGAAAGATTCATGTTCTGAGGCCTCAGACCGAAATTCACCTAGCAATTCACGGAGGAGTAAACGGAGAGTATAAATATGTAAGCAACCCTTCAGTAGCACAGCTACACGCATTGGCAAACCTTTTCAAACTAGTTAAGTCTTTGAAGTGGGAAATACTTGAGGGAGACATGCTTGAATTTGATTTAGAATTTTGGAAAACAGCAATAAACTTATGGCGAATATAAATAACGAAGTAAAAGAACTTGAAAAACTTTTCGGTTGGTGGGAATTCTATGAGCAGACTCAGAATGATGAGGCTAAAAACAAAGCACAGAAGCAAATAGAAAACCAAAAGAAAAAGATCAAATCTATTAAAGATGGAAAAACTCCAAAAGTTCCTAAAGGAAAATAGAATATCTGAAGCAGATGCTATCGAAAGAATAAGGTTACAGGACTCAGACCCTGCTAAAGACTTCTATTCTACGCTGGTATCTGCTTCAAAACAGTTAATGGATGCTGTAAAGGACAAGACTCTAAATCTTGACGACGAATACCAAAAGGGTATTTTTCAACTATTGCAAGCAGGAGATAAGATTAATAAGTCATTGAAATTGGCTAAGTTAGAGGCATATCCCGAAAAAGATATTGTTGACGAAAGCGTATCATTTTTGGATAGGATTTCATCTGCTAAACGGTTATGATTGAGATTATAGAAAACAAGAAACTACCAAGGTTCGAATATAACGAATGGTTTAGTAAATATGGATTAGATCCACACGCAACAAATAAAGAAAAAGATATTTGGTGGGGTAATGAAATGGAGAATTGGCACGAAGGAAAGTTTGGTCTAACCGGCATTCACTATTTTGCACTCACACAATGCATGATTAAAGATGCCAGAGGATTTAGAAAACGTCCCATCTGGAGAGACGTAGATGAATTAATTTACGAAGCGTACATAAATGCAAGAAATACAAACCATGACTTATTTGTAACAAAGAGGCGAGAGATTGGTCTATCGTTAATTTTTGGAGGAATTGCTCCAATGTGGATTGCCCTTATGAACCCAGGCTCCACTTCGCTGATTACAAGTGCGGATAAAACTCGTTTGGAAACTCTATTCAAAGAAAAGACAAGAATCATTTATGACAATCTGAATCCTTATATCAAGCCTGATATTATCTCAACTCGACAAGTCGGATATTTACACATGGGCGTAAAAGACCAAAAGACTGGTGAGATTAGCGGATTGGATTCTCAGATTATAACAAGAGAAACACAGGACGTTCCCACTTCACTTGAGGCGTATCGCGCGATGCACGTATTGATTGATGAGTGTATGTTGCATAGTAAAGCCGATCAGGTTTATAAATCAGCTCAGGCCAGTGTAAAATCTGGTTTTATCAAGGTAGCGCCAATCGTCATAGGTGGAAGCGCAGGAGAATCAACTAGTGTGGGGCAGAAACTTGCAAACAACCTTTGGAAGAACGCAGAGAACTTGAATCTGTTGACTGTATTCCTTCCTGGAAATATGGGTATCATGGAAGCCCCTGAGATTGATGAGAATGGTAGAGAGACAGGAAAGATTCTTAACTTCTGTCCTAATGGCTATTCTGATATTGAAGGTGCAACCGAGTGGATTAATAAGACTCGTGAGAAGTTAGATAGGATTGAAGATAAGTCGTTCTTGAATTCTTTTATTAAGCAGTATCCGTTGGATATCAATGAAGTGTTTTCTTCTACATCTCATGGTGCTTTACCTGTGGATGTTATTCATAAATTAAATCAGCAAGAGAGGATTCTTTTATCTGAGCCCCCACCGATTGAAAAATGTATCATCTACAAGGACATGAGTGGCGAACTCCAAGTTAAGCCTGACAAAGAAGGAAAGTTTACACTTCTGGAAAGATACAATCCAAATCACAAATACATCGCAGGGATGGACCCGATTCCATTCATCTCATCTAAATTGGGAGACGGTTCTGATAACTGTATAGCAATCAAGAACTTAGACACTAATACATACGTTGGATTCTACAAAGAACGTGCTGCTGACCCTGATTTAATCATGAGCAACAACATCAACCTACAGGATTACTTTGGTGGTGCTAAGGTTATGATTGAGATTAACCGAGGTGGCGTTATCTTGGATACATACCGAACAAACAATCGCCAAGATCTACTGGCTCCTTCTCCAAGAAACTTAGGCAAAACATTCTTTAGTAAAGACAGACCTTACGGTTGGTATAAGAATGACCACACCGCAGAGAGGGCAAATGCTTACTTGATTGATTACTTGAGGAAAAACTTTGAGTCTGTTTATATAATGCAGATAATCGAAGAAGCGAAGGTTTACATCACAGAGAATACGGATTTGTTGGATGCGATTGTTGGTTGTGAAATTTATCACAAGGATATGATGGAGAAACTCAAGAAGAAAGTTGATGCTGCACCTCAGAAGAAAACAATCCCAATGATTATTTATCAGAATGGAAAAGCGATGAAAGTTTGGAGAGAGGTTTCTTTTTAGGACTTCTTGGTAGACTTACCATTACTTCCCTGACGGGCACGATTGGTACTTTTCTTTTCTAATACCATCTTTCCATCTTTCTTGTGTGAGAGGTCAACACCCTTGGCTGCTCTCTTGCCATAAATACCCTTTTTGCGGGCCTCTGCGTTAAGTTCTTGACGATATGATACCTTGCCCTTCTGATACTCTTTATCGTAGCTGTAATCGCGTCCTGTGGCTTTGTTTGAAGCTGGTCTTTTATTCTTTGCTATGATTTTATTTTTTGCCATCTTTTTTATCTATGTATTCTCCAATGATGTAGGACATTCCTATTGTAAAGGTAACAAATAATAACCCAAATAGGAATCCGCCAATCATTTCTTTTTGATGTTAGTAACTCTTTTACCCATACCAACTCTTGATTTCTCTGCTTTCTTTGCAGCCAATTTAGATGGACTTAATTCTGATTTGGTTACTGGGGTTTTTGATGAAACTCTTTTTGACGGACGGCAATACTCATTCTTACCACCAGCACCACAGGCTTTACCGCTCTTGGTGTCTACCCACTTCTCTGCTCCCCATCTTTTTAGATCTGAACCTGCCTTTGTCTTTTTTACGTTTCCAGATGACTTTCTACACTTGGCAATTGCTTGTGATGCCCTCGCAGAAGGGAACACAGCGTACTTGGCCTTGACCTTTGTGTAGCAAGCATCTTTCATTTTCTTCCCTGTGATCGGTATTTTTTAACGTAGTTCTTACTAGTCTTTAATGAAGAGCTCTTCTTCTTAGAAACAACACCCGGTCTTTTGATTGGTGCCTTTGGCTTCCACTTGGCAGCCTCTTTGCTTGATTTTACTTTTGCTGCCATATATACATTCTGAAATAATCAAACTCTTCTTTTCCTCCCTCTTCAACGTAGTTCAAGTAAGCCTCGTATATTGGGCCTCCGAAACTAACTTCTTGATAAGAGGTGTCAACGCCACTGCCAATCATTTTAACAGCGTAAAATTCAACCTTGTGCTCCATTTCTTCCACCACGTGTTTGACTTCTTCTACCTTTGCCTCAGCAACAACAACGGCTTCTTTCAATTCAGCTTTCTCCTCTTGCTTTTGTGCAACAAGTGCTGCACTTTTAGCCTGTGCCATTTGAGTTACTTGAGATGCCATCTGCAAGTTGCTCTTGATTTTCGCCATCATTATCTCAATCTCATCTATTTGAGGAGTAGTAACTGCACCTACAGGAAATGAAATTTCTACAGCTAACAAGAAAAAACAAAAGACAACGATAAGAGTCCTCATAGTTTTTTAACTGTGTTGATAATACGGAGTTCTGTTATAGCGGCAGAAAGCGCACTAT